CAGTATATTACCGGACGCTTTCAGATACAATGACACTCACGGATTCAATACAAACAACTAGAGGATTATTTTATTCTCTTTCAGACACCATGTTGTTCAGTGATGTTTTATCAATATTAAAATATACACTACCGGCAGTATTCACAATAGCCTGGGGGGATTCTCCTGTTGGTGCGTCTAATTGCATCACTGCAAATTCAATAAGTATTTACATGCCATATTGGAACGGACAACAGGGAGATTTGAATTTCGATTTAATGAATCTATCATTCGAAGGATGCCACTCGACAAATTATGTCTCATATATACAAAGTGTGAATGATGAAAGAGTGGTCCTTGCCGGGTATGATGCCGTTTCTCCGATGCCAAAATTCACAATGCTTGGGTCCGTTGCTGATGAAGGTAGCACAGTGACGGTATCCGGTCTATCTTCGATTTACAATGGTGTCTACGTCATTGAGAACATATCCATTAATCCAATTGGAATCGATGTCTTCGAATACAGAATCACATTGCGATATGTGAGGGATTCATAATGAGACAGATACCAATGAAAAAGATAGACAAGGACGACATACAAGAATTGATTAAAGCAATAAAACAATTTACTAAGGATACAAAGGACGATGAGGCGATTGCGGAATCCTCACGATTGACCAGTAAAGATATTTTGTTTTATTATCTCACTCAACACCAAACATTATGTGAACGTGTTGATAGAATAGAAACAGAATTAAAAATGCTCATGTGGTTTACTGGTATTGCATTGGCTGTAATAAGTGTAGGTATCGGGATATTCAAATTATGATGAACATCGTGGAATTAGAATCAATTGTGATAGTTTTCTTTTTCATACCGTTGTTACTAACGGTTAGGAATTATCTTTATAAGAAACAAGGATTAATTGTTTGGTCTGGAGAAGACCTGTTATTCTGTTATTCCATGTTTCTGGTTCTAACGGTAATTGGTGTTAAAACATCAAATCAATTCATTGCGGCTATGGGATTACCATTCATAATTTACACAACAATTCCTTATTTAAACATAATCATAAAGAAAATCAGAGGTAAATAATATGGCAGACGTAAATGACACGGATACTAAGCCGTGGTATTTGAGCAAAACTCTTTGGGTGAACGTCATCGCCGGTCTTGCGATGATAATCCAGGCGCATTACGGTTTCATCATAGCCGTAGATGAGCAAGCCGCAATCATCGTATTAGCCAATTTGCTATTACGTGCAGTATCCAAAGACAAATTAACCCTACACGATGACCGTTAAAGGTCATCTGTTTCTTTCTTTATGAAACCGCCAGTTAAATTTGTTCCAAAGGGTAATCATCATGCGTATTACGGAATTGCCTTTATACTATTCGGAATCTCGCAATACTACCTCGGATTGGATAATGGTAATCTATCAGTATTGTCTAAAATGTGGCTGGGGATTGCCGGAATCGGTGTATATCTATTGGTTGATGACATCATGGAACACACTATCACGGCATCCACGCCAATGAGAATTCTCTATAATTTATTATTCAATCAAAAGGATTAGATGGAGTGTGGGAGGAAGCACACCCCATCGACTCCGGTTATTCTATTGGATAGACATCGCCGTTCTCAATTATTTTTTTATCTTCATACGGGGAAATAATACGGCGATACAGTTCAAGTTTGCAACATTCCAATGCACCGATGAGTTCATTGAACCGTTTATAATTAGGTGAAGGTCCGGCTTGTCTAATAAGAAGCCAAGTGATGATATAATTTATTTCTCCAGCACTAAGGTTCTGTAAATTATCTAATGTTTTAAATGGAACTTTCACTGGAATAAATTTATTTCTTGTTTGTTCTGTGATATATGGCATTTACACATCTCCCTAGCATTTGTCTTTCGAAACAATTTGCTTTTTCTTCGGCATTGGCATAATAACAATAATGTCCAAATTCGTGATAGACCATTGACTCCCAAGAATAATTGCAGTAATGTGTTTTGAATTTTGCTGGATGTAATAACAAGATAAATCCAGACTCATAACAGAGACCATTGCAACCTTTCTTGTGGTATGGTTTAAATGAATTTATTATTCGTATTTTCGGATAATCAATGTCGTAGAACATACACAATAAGAAGATGGCATTCTCAAAGTAATCCTTGTGGACTATTGAGGCGCAATCGTCACAATTCAACTCGTAGAACTTCGTGAGAAACTTATCAATCTTTCGGCATGTGCTCTTCGGCGGCAATAACATCTTCATTGTTTTGGTCTCCGTTTCGTCTGCCTTCGTGCTAGTTCTTTGTGGTAAGAAATCAATTCGGCATTTTGTTTCAGTAGGGCGATATTCTGAGCCTTCACGTCCTGGATTTCACCCCACAACTGGAATCTTCCGCTATCTGTGGTGGACATGAGTTCATTGTATCTACCGACAAGTTTTAACTTGGTATAAGAAAGATACCCAAAGAATGTTGTTATAACAACTAAAAATAGATAGAGCAATCCCCACCAAATATTGAAGTTCGCTACTGCCATATTTGATAAGGCGGTGATGGTAACAATACTGGTGATAAAAGAAATGACCAATCCTACCCAATGGTTTCCTTCGGAATAATAACGTTCTATGGTAAGAGCCATATCCCTTATCTTACGTTTACCGCGCCTCTTCGTAGTGACAGAATCATCGAAATCCATTTGATTAGTATAATGCTCGAGATTCTGGTGATACTTACCGTATTCGAATGTCATTGGTTCCTCCGAACTTTCTTCATACCTTTCTTTGTATGGACAAAGTATTCGTTTGGTGTCGGTGCATCCTTTGGGAAAAGATGTCCGTATTGTTCTATGATATTATCCCATTCTTTCGATATATCGGTCCAAATTCTCGGTTCTTTGAAATGTGCAAATGGAAAGAGTTCATCACATTTATGGATGATTTGTAAGCCATCATATAAACCGGGCTTCTTTTTTCTTGCGGTAGCCATGCTTCTCCAGCCAAGAAATGAATTCATCAATGCTTTTAAACCGATAATTGGCGTAGACTCTCACCCAGGGGTGTTCGCAATATTTCTCACTTATTACGAACACAAGTTTACCGGTCTTATGGGCATGAGAAATCTCGAATGCTGTGCCAAGGCTAGGCTCGTGAATAATTGTAAGCAAACCATCCCGGTTGTCGATGTTTGAAAGGTCTCGGTAAACAAGTTCTTCGCATTCTTTTTGTGTCCGGTGGAACAGTTTTGTATCCCCATTAGAACTACGATTTATCTTGGATAGAATCAATCTGCGGTCCTTTCTGTTCATTAAATCGAAAAACGGATTGAATAGATTAATATTATATTGTTTCTCTAAATCCAATTCCAAAATCCTGAATTCGTGTCTTCGGTCAAATGAATGGGCAAGGTAAAGGTCAAGTTTCTTCGTCAATATTTATACCTCTCCTCATCTTGTCTTTTTTTAATTTCTTTGTTGGCTATTTCTCGTATATCAAATAACTCTGAATAATTCATGTGAGAAATCCAATCATCAATATCTAAAACATAACTCATTGCTTTCTTCATTCACAATCACCTAACCATTGATAACCTTCTACAATCAATGGCATTAATTTAAATGAATAATTTGGCGCAAAGATAATATATTCAGTATGCCCATAATTTTTATACCATGCTGATTTATTCATCGGATATCCCCCTGTTTATGTCTCCATCCAATCTTATTATGAATCCAGATATTCAATAGTAATTGAGTGAATGCCACGCATAGAGCCATATAAACACCTAACATAGCATACGCAACCACGGTCAAACAAAGAGATAATATTTTCAAACGGAAATGTGTCTTACTTAAAATCTGCATATCGTGTTGACCATTTTTAAACAATTTCCATACTTGTTTAAGGTCGGCACTCACGAAACCCAATGATGCAAACACCAAAATAATATCCGCAATCATTTAGGCATTACTCCTTTTTCATCCCACACGCCTTGACTGAGATAGTTCTGTCCACGGTCAGGGAGAATGACAATAATATTGGTCCGTCTTTTCTCTGCCGAATATTGTTTTGCAATAATCGATGCAACATATAATGCCGCACCGGAACTTGGTCCAGCCATGATTCCCTCAGACCGTGCAAGTTCACGCATAGTAATCAAAGCATCAACATCTGATATTTGAATTATCTGGTCAATTTCTTTAATATCACATATCTTAGGAACTCTTTGAACTTGAAGATTTTTTAATCCTTCGATTCTTACATTTGGTTGTGGCATCACGCCAACTATTGCCCATCCCAACGGTTTGAATCGCTTACTTAATCCCATGATGGTTCCGGTGGTTCCCATAGAACAAACGATGATATTTCGGTCATCTCGTTCTTTCCAAACACCTTTTCCAAATGTGTCGTGAGTATACTGGATTGAATCATTATATAATTCTATTGCCGTTGTTTTATAATGGCACTCCACGCATTCTTGATTATCAAATTGATTCAACCAAACTATGTTATCTGGATTAAGTTTAGCGGTGAACTCACACCACTTAATACAATCATCCGTGGTTCCATCGACTTGATAGATGGTTGCACCGAAAGATTTCATAATTGATATCTTCTCTTGTGACGTGGATTTAGGAACGCAAATAAGGCATTTTAATTCGTAGATAGAGCAAGCGATGGAGACACCGATGCCTGTATTTCCTGAACTAGCCTCGATGATTGTCTTGGTCTTCGAACTCGTATTTGATTTCACGCAAGAATCAATGTATTTCTTAACGAGCCAAAAGCCTACTCGGTCCTTTATTGACCCACCGGGATTGCATCCTTCAACTTTGGCGTAAATGTGAACGTTCCCCAATTTGAATGTCTCCAATTCAACTAATGGAGTATTACCGGGCTTAATCATATCTTCAAACGCCTCCCATCGACCGCAACTTGAATATGTTTATCGTTGAAAACGCAATAACAATCAATTCCTCTCAGACGGCAGAATTCAATCACGCCATCAACATCCGGTTGTTTGATATACAGACGAGTTCCGGTGATGGTAGCCTCGTCAACGTAGATATTATTTAATAGTTCTGGTTTTCTGTTTTTTGACCAGTAGATGATAAGCCAATTCTTGTAAACAATAGGTTCATCTTTCTTCGGTTCCGAAGGTTGAACGGTCTCTGTTTCCTTGATGTTGAGATTATCTTGTGACATGGTAAATCTGAAATAAAGAAATGAGAGGTAGTTTAACGGTCTACCTCAAGTTTAAATTTGTAGGCTTCTTTTCCTTTTCCGGTCTTGTGCATACCGAGATAAGTAAGCCGGATTAGGTCTCCTTCTTTCACAGGAGGAACTTGTTTACTACCGTAGCCCATTGCGTCATTCAAGGCGGTCTTACCAGTGACAACCAATGGACAAGGTGCGCCCTTGGAATCAACTACTCCTTTCACCTGCAACTTGTAGACCTTTTTATACATGGGAGAATCGGTGATATTTACCACCAGACCCTCAACAGTCTGATTAGGTTCTACAATGTAGGAACTTTTTTCTTGACCGGGTTTGACCTTTTCCTTTCCGAATACGGCGAAGATAATCTCCTCACGCTGTTCTGTAAATGCCATCTATTCATCATCCTCCTCCGCCGATGGTGCGGGTTTGTCGTCTTTAAGTGGAACTTGTCGGCTATTGGCACGTAAGATATCCAAGGCGCAACTTTGTTTCCATGCGTTCCTGGAAAACATATCATCGTATCCGATGAGCCGTGGTATCAATAGACACCCGAATCCTTTCACGAAAAGATTGGCATACACCCGTTCCGAAAGTGTTGCCATGTGGTTAAAGAACGGTAAACCTTCCGGGAATTCCGCTATTGTTTCAAATGATGTTTTATTTGATATTACCATATATTTAGGTAACTTGAAGATTATTTGAAGTAGTTTTACAACAACGTCTGTCTCTTGGACAATCGGTTGGTCTTTGACGCAAATAACGATTTCATCGTAATTGTCAGCAATTGCCATGATACTCAATACCATTCCGAAGGTCGGCGGTTGTGCGTCAACCGGAATAAGACACACGTTTGGTTCAGTTTCTTTTTTTGTCATGTCCTTCAACCCACACTAAACGAATCCCTGGTCCTATTTTTGTGATGAGCACCGCACGAAGGTTATATTGATATGCGAAATGTTTCAGGGTGCTTAATTCTTTTGATGATACTTTTTTGTCGCTTGCTTTACATTGAATTAAGATGGGTTTATCAGTTCCCGGAAAGGGAAAGGCAATGAGGTCGGCAGGTGAATGAGAACCGGCGGTCCTGAACACCAGATAACCATCATGTTCATACATCTTCTTTATTCGGTATTCGAAATTTCGTCCTTTGATGTAGTTCTTGTTTGGCATTAGACACCATATAAGAAAGCGAATAATGAAGCGGCAAGATTCATTTTCTGAGTGTTTGATATTGTCGGTATTCCTTTTATCTCCTGGTTTGCCACATCATCCCATAATTGATACACGGATTCAACCGTAGCCCAATAGAGACTTTTTGTATCTTCTGCGCTTAATGCAGATGATACTATTCTAATTATATCCCTTTTTTCCATCCGTCTTCACCTTTTGTTCTTCGTATTCTTTTAGGTAAACACTGATACTCTCAGCACTAGCATTCAATGAGACACCGAGTTGTTTCAAACCTAATTTGTCGGTAATCCCCTTGGCTAGATAAAGTTGTTTTCGGAGACTCAAAAGGAAAGCGATAATCTGTTTTTCTACGGTAGCAATTTGCTCCGGGGTCACGGTCTCCGTTGACGCCTTGTCTTTCATTCCTAGGTTGTCATTCAAGTCTAATTTATGGTCAACCATTTAAACCACCAATCCGATTGTCCGTTTAAGGATGGCAATGTCTTCCGGTTCCAACAGTTCGGCATACCGAATGACTTCCGAGGCTAAGATTTTGTCGGCATCCTCAAATGAATCAACGTCATCTACGGCTAATGTGACTGCCTTGAACTTCTGCGGGAAAATTGTAATACGTTTGCTAACTTTCATAGTATCCTCACTCTATATCAGTAGATGGCATATATATAGATATTGGTGCAGTAATACTATTACAATTCACATATCTATATATATAATATATGGATATCGTGCTATTGGTTGTCATAGTCACTCCATGAATTGATATTGGTGTTATAACAACCAAAATCAAAGTCATTAATGCAACTGCAAGCACTACGGATTTATTCATCGGTAATAACGACACCATATTTTTCTTTTGCTATCTGCACTACTTTCTGGTATATATCGTTGTTTATTGCACCGCCTTTTGCTTCGTCACATGTAATGAATCCTTCTAAGACGGCAATGAGGGCGACAGGACCACCGCCGCTTCCACACCGGAAACAATGCCACAACGACTTGTCCATATTGACACTGAAATTCATTCCGGTGGTTGAACCGTGGACCGGGTGAGAACCTTGATATTCGTTTCCGACACGGCGCATCTTCGATAAATCAATTATTTTACCCATGTCAATCCATTTGAAACTTGTCTGAGTTGACGGTCTTATTTCACGTTCTGGTTTGATGTATTTACCGAAGACCTCTTTGATGTGTTGTGCCGAAATCGTGGCGATTGGTGAATCAGACAAGACACGGTAGGGCGTTCCGTTGGGGTGAATTGACCCAGGACCGATGACTTGAGAGCCACGCCATTGCACTTCTCCGTAATGTTTATTATCGGCATCCTTGAGCACGATTTTCTTTTCCAGGTCCGGGATGATATAATAATAATGCCTTCCACCGCTTCCTGTCTTAATCGTGAAAGTCTTCGGTAAACGATTCTCAACCAAGAAAGCAATCTCCTCAGTATCGGCATCGATGACGGCAAGGTTCCCGTAACCGCAGACGATTCCATAATTACGATTATCACGAAGCCAATTAAGAAGGTTTACATCGTGGTATTCGAAATTATTGGTATTCTGCCAATCGGTATCCAATGGACGCTTCCTAGCGGCAGGTCCATCCATTGCTATACGGATGAAACGGAATTCATGCCACAGAAGTTGCTTTGGTATTTCCATGCTGGAACCTCGATAAATTCAGGTTACGTTGGTCTCGGCGTTTCCGTGCTTTAATGTCGGCGTTAGTCTGTTTCACCTGTTGTTTTGTCGGGTGTAAAATCTTGCCGTAAAGCACAAGTTCCATGTCAATCTTATTTCGAGCCTTTCTATTTCCTTTCGCCATGTTTGTCCTCCTTAATCGTCCTTACATTCAAATGGTTGTTTACAGTAACCACAGATTGCTTGCAACGGTTTATCTTCATTTCGTGCCGTCCTAATCTTCACACCGCAACCGCACTCATATAATAGGTTACGGTTCGGTGATTTAGTGGCGGTCTCCGTGATAACCTGGAACACGGTAAATGCCCGAGGGTCCGGTTTGAATTCTTTTAACATCGCATTGAACTCCGGTGTAGTATTCGTGTAAGCGTAGCCTCGTGTGCTTTTCTCGACTTTTAATAACAAGGCTTCCGCCGCCGTCTTAAAATGTTTGTTGTGGTATTGATTACTACGGCAGTCTTCGATTCCTCGAGCCTCATTCCAGAAATGGGCAACCTCGTGGGCAAGTGTCTCGTAAGGCGTGTCCTTCAAATGATATGATGAGATACAGATACGGTTCAATGAACCACGGTCTGTTTCGTAGGTCTTCGGGTGGTTCTTACCCATGAAAAAACCCTTGATTGTTTTATTCGTGTCTTGGATGTTCACTACGATATCATCCGGTAGACCAAGGGAGAATTTTTTATTTAGGAAAACTATAAAACGTTCACACTCAGCAATAGACGGGGAGATTCCGTTAGTTATCTCGTCTTTAATCAACGGTTTTTCTTTTGACATATCACACCTTCCATTTGTCTTTCAAGTAATCGATTGTCCTCTGCGTATTCTTCACATCGTCTTGATGACCGGCAATAGAAGACTCGTAAGCAATCTTTGAGACTTCCGGCAAATGATTCCGTAATAGCATGTCGTAATTGTCACGGATTGCGGTCTTATGACGCTGAACCTCTGCCTCCAAAAATTTTATGAAAGCAACGGCTTCCTCTTTATCCAGTTTTGTCTCATCCACATGCCGGTTGCCGTTGTGCCCCCGCTTGTAATCAATCATAGTTCCTCACCTAAATCTATTTGGTAAGATATATTATCAAACATTTTACTTGTGTGGAGGTCGAAATTATCTTCAAGCCAATTGTGAATTTCTTCGTGAGAAATACAATGACAGAGAAATTTATATGGGTCTTTTATTTCTAAATCATTGTTCTCTTTGAATATTAATGTGAGGTTCAGAAATATACGTTCTACTAAGTCTTGCTTTGCGGCATACATCCGTTGCTTGAATCGGTAATATTGATAATCACCGAATAGATGACGGACTCGTTCCACATTGATAACTATGTCAGTGATTGCCATGTTCACGACTCCAAAATCACGTCTGCGAATATTTTTCGGTTCCTTGGATATTTGCCTGGAGATAAATATTTTTCATCCAGTGGACCGAATATTAATAGAAGCGAATGCTCTCGTAAGACGATATTAAAAAAGCAATCGTCTGAATTCCCCCCGACCAGTAACCAATGTGAATCAACCAAACCGTCTTTCGTAAGCATTTATTTCACCTTCCGTGGTCTGCCCGGTCTACGTCTTTTTCCTTTCAAAGATTTCAGACCGGCGTTCTTGATTTCCTTTAAGGCAATCTTGCTTTTCATCCGTTTTCCCACCCGTTCCTGGTTGAACTCGATAGGCTCGTAGATTGCCGTGTTATTCTCAGTCCGAAGATAATGACCGAATATTTTATTAATCTGTGGGTGGATTCGTTCCTTATCGTGGAGGATGTTCTCCGTGGTAATCGTGTTCCCATGCACGGCGATGACAACATTAATCCTAGTTGCGCCTTGCTTGTCAATGAAGCCGATTGGTTTACCTATCATATCGTTAATGTTCATCGTAATACCCCGTAAGCCATTTCAATATGCCTATGAATATTGCAAATAATATCCCGAGGGCTACGGCGATTATTTGATATGGCATTTAATTTACCTCTTTAATCCACCCGTTCTTCACGTAATCCTTATACGTCTGCCCGGTGAACACGCTTACGAATTCCTTGCATTTGTCACAGAAATACAAATCCTGAGACTCCCAAGGACGCTTGTGCTCTTTCTTCCGTTGCTTATTGATAGCGTGAAGTTCCTCGGGTGTCGACTTCCGTGGCGTAAGTTCTCCGCCACAATGGACGTGCTCGTGATTCATGGTCTTACCTCTCATCAGTTTTGTCCGTATTTAACCCTTGCGATTGTCGGTTTAAATACTGTTTGTCCGCTTGCCGTTCTTTCTCTTTCAAGAATCTAAGAACCTTCATATCCGCCATAGTCAAATGGGGGCATCGGGAGTGTTCTACATCCAGGTCGATGATAGCATTGCACCTAGGGCACTTCCATAGTTCTCCGGCTTGAAGATACGGGTCCACTAATGAACTCATTAACATCCCTCCCGCAAATCAACGGTAGTGAATATGTGCGGTGGTCGTTTAATGGGTTTCGGCGGCGGGGTCTCCATTAATAATCCTCCCGGTTGATTTCAATTACGTCTACCATTAGTAATCCTCCGTTAACATATCGACAATCAAACCTCTAAGTAACATTGCCTCTGTGCCTGGGTCCAATTGTCCTTTGGTTATGTTTATGTATTCTTTGTTTCGTTGGATTTTCTTTTGTCTCATCAAGTCATTCATGTTTGTCCTCCTAAAGTTGTTTCCCGGTGAGTTCTCCGTCTTTTGTCAGCCAGCCGCCCTCAATCAAAGACCGGGCAGTTCTCCCGTAATATCCTTGCAAAGTCCAGGCGTGACCGTTCTTAATCAGCATCGAGAACAACTCCAGGATGCTATCCTGTGAAAGTTCTCCGGCTTCAAATGCCATTATTCCATCTAGTTCGTTCATTTTTTAACCCTCACGTTGATTTTAAACGTTGATTCATTTGGAGGGTTTCTTTTCAATCGATAAAGGACGTTATGCTGTGTTATGGATATCATAGACGGTCTAAATTTATAATGGTCTGCTCCATATAACATGGTCGCCAAATCAACCGGGCTTATTTCCAGTTGATGACCGTCTTTAAATGTTATGATAACGTATCCTTTTTTTACTGTTGATTTTATTGCATTAATATATGTTGGTTCGTCCTCCATACTATATTGTCTGTCCTAGTTTATATTACCTTCGATAAAACTGCCGAAGTTTTCATCGGCAATTGTCGAAGCCGTCAATTTGTCCGTCAATTTGTCCAAACGGTTTTGCGTTTTCATTGGCGGAAGTTCTCCCACCATGCCAATATGTAACATGCTAATGGTTGACTTCCGGTTTGTTTATTAGTCATTGTGTCATATTCCTATTGTGGCATTTCGCCATACCTCTATTATAGCATTCCGACTTTATATCAGTTCCGTGTAATTATGTCAAAATGTAAAGTAACCAATAACACGGACAAAACAATATATATCTTCTGTGATAAATGTCCGTTATCACTGACGATTAACAAAAGACCACCAAATAAAAATAAAAAAAAATTTGACTTAAATAAATACGCCAAACGACAACCGCCCCTAGGATTTTTTTATTTTCATTTCAGATATAATTAACTGGAGTAATCCATATTTGCCGTTTTTCCTCGAAACATTTATAAAGTAGGGAGTCTATAATAGGTATTATGGCAATAACCCACATTATCATAACCAAAAAATCTTACCGGAAACTTGTAAGGAATTGGATAAAATCAGAAATGCCCAGTCACCCGGAGATAATGAAACTACCAAAAGACCAACAAATTAGAATATTAAATAACACTGTCAATAACCGGGTAAGGCGAGTATTCACCGGTCTTAAAACACAGGGATGTCATTTCAATATCTATAATAAAGATGATGAAGGTATACTTATGTTAAATCTAAGAGGAATAAAGACATTTCAAAAAGAACGATGTGCTTATAGTATTCACCACCTAGATTTTAATTTCTATCAGTTGGTGTGTGAAACAATAACCCACAAGGAAACCAATGATTACTTAGAACGGGAAATAGATAATTTCACAAGCGCAAAATATGATAACATTTATAAAAATAAAATACGCAAATATGGTATAATAGGATAATTCCCCGGAAGTAATATAAACTAGGAATGATATAATAGATATGGAGGTATGATATATGAATACACAAACCCACACAACCAAAGCACAAGCACAGAAAAATCGTAACCACTGGCTAGAACAAAAGCGTAAGAATAAAGCACAGTGGTTAAAAGACCACCCCGGAAGGTTTCAAAACTAAGGAGGGATTGATTACGAAACCACTGATAAATAACCTATTAGAATACTCCCGGTTACACCCTGATGGATTCACCGTTAGAATTCATCATGGAGTAATAAAAGACTTCCCGGTTACTCTTCTTAACCGGTATGTGGTCGCCAAAAAAACTATTATCACAATCGAAAAATTTAAAGACGACACGACCACCGATAAAGAAATAATCGCCGGTCATTCTTTAATTATCTACCCATTTTTATATGTGAATGGGAAATTAATTAAAGAGGATTTTTATATGGGTGGGTGGTATGAAAAGCATACCAATACCTACTATATAGAAGTCGTGAGTCTTTATAACTCACTTGTCGATGCTCTTCTTATCGGGGAATACCTCAGACAAATATCAATATATGACCTCCTCGATAAAGAAGAAATTCCCGTCAAGGAAACCCTAAAAAACCTCGGTATTATACCAAACCGTGAAAGTTCTCCGAAAATCATATAAAGAAGGAACGACATAATATATAATAAGGATGTGTGAAAAAATGAAAACCCTATGGATTATCGGCGCAATTCCCCCGGAAGACTTCGACCAATACCAAGACGTATACCGAAACGTAGTAATCGCTAACCGTATCCATCAATTGACCGGAAGGGATTAAATGCAAATCATTAAGAGACTTCAAAACTTCCCCATCATACCGGTATTAATGCCTTACGCTTACGTCAGGGAGGAAAACAAACCCAAAACTAAGAAGGTTATACCGGAAGAAATAATTATCTTCATGTATGAAGGATGCTAGAATGAAATATAAATATATCATAAACAATAATTATTATAATGATGCAACGGTTGCGCATCTAAAAACCTTGTGGCGGGAGATGTCGCTAGTTATCAATTCGATTTCGGTTACTGTTACAAAAGAACTTACGATTCACATACTAAAATAAAATTAGCAAAATATAATATATGGTGAATTATGAAGAAAAACTTAACGTTAACTCAATGGCGAAAGTATAACCATACACCGACAAACAAGGAGTTAATTATTGCCATACAAAAATATAAACAGAGTAAAAATTGGTATAAACAATCGAAGGAAACCGTAAAGAAACGGTTCCCGCATCCCTCCGATTATACCTTATTCCTTAAATTATTGGCAGCGACTTCCCAACAAAACAACCTAGAGAAAAACGTTAACCTAGCATTACAAGCGTATACCGCCATTAAAGAAGGATTTGACCCGTTAGCCATTGATTACGGAATAGCAAACCCTCCCATTCAACGGAATATCAAGCGCATACTTAACGGCGAGTATCCCCAAGGCAATAAGATTAAACCTTTTACCTTAGCGTTACTCGGAGATTTAACACAAGTCGTTATCGATACACACATACTATTATTACTAAGACCAAATAAAAACCGGAGCACTAAAAAGGTTTCCCCCTCGGATATAAAACACATAAATTATATAATTAGAAAATTATCTAAAGAAACCGATTTAATGCCAAGTGAGGTTCAGGCATGTTTATGGGTGTATACCAAACTTACCAGAGAAAGTTCTCGGGAGAAAAACGACTTTGACTATTCCCATTACCTCAACCCACCGAAAAGTATATAAAGAAATGTCATTCTTCCCCGACAACTATATAAAGGATGAATGACATAATATATAATAAGGATGTGTGAAAAAATGACCGCCCGCAAAAACCACCGAAACTTCAAAACCCAAACCCCCAGCAATTACCTTAGACACACGACCCAATATCGGGAAGTTTACGTAAGGTTTTCAGAGAACACAACCGATTTAACGGTTTACAATTGCAAGAAACCAATTGTTCTCCGATACTTTGACGCAAACGGCAATATTAAAGAAACACTAATTGACCCACTGGGGAAGTAAAATGCTTACCCCTGCTTCCTTCTTTATTGGAGGACCGACTGAAACCGGAAAGTTTCTTATCGTAATGCTTAACTATGAAATAATCTAAGGAGGACCAAATATGCAAAACGAAAAAACAATAAAAATTAGGGTTAAGGTTTCCCCATTTATGACCGAAACCGAAAAACAAAAAATCTTAGATTTAATTCGTCACACAATCGAAGATAACAACAAATCAATAGAGACTTATGCACACGTAAAAAATATTTGGTTCGCCAACAAATAAGGAGGTTATGGAATGAAACAAATCTTAACCCTAAAAGAACCGGTGGGAAAAATCACCACCCCCTCGGAACTATTCTGCAAAGTAAAAAAAATCAATGTCGATTATGATAAAGAACAATTCCTAGTTATAACCCTCAATTCGGCAAAACAAATAATCAAAACCCATATAGTCTCAGTGGGAATTCTTGACGCTAGTTTAATACACCCTCGGGAAGTCTTTAAGACCGCCATCCTAGATAATGCCAATACCATTATCTTAGCGCATAATCATCCCTCGGGGGTCTTAATACCCTCTTGTGCCGATAAAGAAATAACTAGGTTATTGGTTCAAGCGGGGGAAACCCTCGGAATACCCGTAATTGACCACATCATCTTTAACAAAAAGGAATATATCAGTCTTAAAAACCTAGGAGAATTCAATTAAGGAGATAAGATAAAAATGCCACAAGAACTACAAGTATTAAAAGAATTTAAGGCTAGTGAGGACCCACACGCAAGAAAGAACCGAGACAATAAAGCGCAATGACTACGGGAAAACGGTTTATCGGTTTACTGTTATCGAGAACTAGATAATAACAGAGAACCGGTTTACATTCTCAAGGCATACACAAAGGAAACAATCACACTAGAACAAAAACTAAAAGACGAAAGAGAACAATGGCGAAAGTTTACGGGAGGTAAATATGAGTAAAACAAACCCATACATTAAAAAAGTAACCGCAACAAATATCAATAATGTTAAAGGTATAATCATTGATACAAAAGACGGAAGACTAAAGATAAATAACGTAATTATAAAAAAATTACTAAAAGGAGAACTAAAAAAGCATACTAACTATAATACAATAAACAAATACCATTATATAACAAGTCGTCTCATGTAAGTTCTCCGAATACAATGCCCCTCTTTTTTCTTTTTTTTGTTTGCTATTTATCGCTTTACGATATATCGCTTTCCGTTATTTAGTCCATGTTAATCATTCTCATGTTGTGTGCTAACTATTGACATGTCATCATGTATCATGTGCGTGTCAATGTCTGGCATGGGGGGCGGTCTCCGTTTTTATTTGACAATTAATATATAATGATTAATATAAAATGATTAATATAATAATATTAATATATACCCCATATTATAAAACCCGCAAGATAAAAATACATCGAGGGGTGTTACTTCGTATATCGTGGTCTAAATCTCAAATCTCTCCTGTTGGGCAATACCTCCGGTTGACCGAAAGGTTTATATACTGGTGGTTTTCGGAAGCCCTGCGGACTCCCTGCGCCGGTTCTGCGCCGCACTCTGAACCACAAACCATTGCCAAATCAGTTGTTAAAAGTCCTAGTATTTAAAGTTTTCTATTGGTCTAATTAAAGTCTAATTGAATGGTCTCCGGTCTAATTGTTGTTGATTTTACAAAAGTTTTCAGTAATACCCAGCCAGGTTGACCACTTGTAACATTTATCCTTTTTCAACTGTTATACTGTAAAGGTTCCGCAGCAACACACAGTTTTATACATTAACCCTGTTGGAATATTTTTTAAAAGTTTTTTAGAATGCCCAACCGGCCTAGCCACGTCCAAGCCCGACCACTTTTTTAACGGGAGAAAAAAGACAATGTGGCTGGGTGTGGCTGACCACTTCTATTAAGTGCCAAGTAAATTAAACTCCTTCCAGATAGTAATGTTGTTTTTATTGACCCTTAATAGGACATGTTAGCCACATTTGCTGTTTTTATGAATTTCTCTCCTGTTGGGGGCGTGGTCGGGTATGATTCGGAGAACCCAGCCACTTGTGGACATTTGTTGCGAAAACCTTCGGAAATCTCTCGGAGGACTCTAGGAGGGGGATTTGCCTATCATGTGATATAAGTCTTATGTCTTATACTATATAGTATTTGGTATGGTCTCCGGTGTTATCGGAGGGTTTAAATAGGGGGTCTACTGATGAGTGGTGAGGGCTGGAGTGTCAGCCCTGGGTGATGAGGCGAAGAACACTCCAACTGCCTCGCAGGAGTTATATGCTCCGCACCTTTTAGTGATAGAAAAGGCGGGGGAAGACGTTCCCCTCCCAATAATATATGGAGATTAAATGAATATGTCAGACACATAAGAATTTGACTGTCCATTGAAGGAAAAATGCCGAGACCATGGAACATTTGGGTGTAATTCTTGCGCCAACAACACGAGGTCAAAACCCTCTTATTATAAACCAAGGGAACCATGAAACGGTGGACGTTACGTAACATTGTGGTGGCGGTGGTGTTCGTGAAGGCGGCTATCCTACTCTTGGTTCTCATTCATTTGGGGGCGTAGAAATGACGGAGACCTGTCAGAACTGTGGAGCACTACTTGTAATGGAATCGATTGAAACAGGATATTATATGGATGACCGGGAGTTATATGAGTTGGTCCGAGTGTGTCCGAATGGGTGTGACGGCTTCTATCATCATAATTGGCGGGGGTCACGGTGGATGCGTCCTTGGTATTGGTTCGTGGGCTTCTGTGAACACTTTTGGGAGTCGAAGGCTTTGGATGTCGGCATTATTTGGGTTTACGAGACATTATTCGTGTGTCTCCTTGCGGCGGTATTGGCAGTGGCGAATGTATGAAATCAGACACATTAATTAATATAGGTCTTTCACTGATGATATGCGGAATGATATTAATTGGTATTGCTATCATTATTATCACATTTCATGTGATGGGGTTACTATGAGTCCGAGGACGGCGTTGTATTTAGGTCTAGCATGGGTTTTTTTCGTGATGTTTGTCTTACTGTATATGTTGAGTTGGTGGACGTGATGGGTGTCGATTCTAAATTCTGTTGTCTTATCTGTGGAGAACCTCACACCGAAACGTGGGGATTGGGCCCATGCAAGAATGGGCATACTATTCAGGAGGAAACGGCGTATGCTGAAAAAACGATGGGTTTTCATTGTGATTTCGGGGATTGTAAACGGAGACCTTTGGTTGAGATTTATCCGTTGCCTGAGTGTGGTTTCGGTCAGGTGTGGTGTTATGCGTGTCTGCATCATTTCGTGTGGATGAAGTGGAGGCGTATGTCCGGTAAGGTCGGGCGGTTCGCTTGGTGTTTGGCTAGGAGGGATTAAATGGACGGATATCGATATTGTTATTATTGCAGGTGGACTGAGAGTTACATTAAAAGGTATAAACGGAGAACGGGAAAGCGTCTTCGGTGTTCTCCAAATCGTAAGAACAAAAACCATAAATACATTAAGGACTGAATATGAGTGATTCTGATGTTGTTTTGGTGAAGGCTGATAAAGTCCAGGTCCGGTTGAAGGAGAATAAGTTGAAAGATATTAATTCAAGTGAGGGAAGTGATTAAATATGGCGGCACTATTAGATGAATGTAATGGAACGTGGGGTCACTCTTATAAAACTAATTTCCAGGTCCGAAGAGATGGTCAATATATATTCACTTCTGGTGAATATGATTTTTATCGTGTGACGATGACCACAGGACGATTGAATTATTACCGGATAAAAAAGGGTGAATAATAATGACTGATATTCCTACTCAGACAACGGTTTGTCCGGTGTGCGGGGGCAAGGGCGCATGGTTACACGATAGTCCAACGGATAACTTGGATGAACCTTTTTGGGTTAACTGTTCGGTGTGTAAGGGAACGGGAAGGGTTGAAGTGGATACTAAGAAGAAATGTTCAGGTTGCAATGGAGAAGGAACATTTTTATTTGGAAAAGTTCCTTGCGGTTGCTGTCACGGTTCAGGTGTCCACGAGTTCGAAGACGGAGACCATCATCGTGAGGATGAATGCACGAAATGCAATGGAATTGGCGAAGTAGAAGATAAACAAATTAGAAACCCTGTTAATTGTTTTGATGTTAAAACAACAACAAAACTTTCATCATCTGTTTATCAACGTGCTATTAATGTGTGGGGTCGTGAGGCACAATTAAAAATGGCTATCGAGGAATGCGGAGAACTTATAGTGAAACTGGTGAAACTGAATAGATATAGTAATGGGTCTACACAGGATGAGGTAATAAATGAGATAGCCGATGTAAAAATTATGATGGAACAGTTGACACTTATTTTTGGTCCTAATTTGGTTGAAGATAAAGTAAAAGAGAAACTTGCTCGTCTTCGAATACGTTTGGATTATTCGGAGAACACCGCATGAAGATTATGTATCTATCCACACCCGAGTATTTGAGTAATGGAATCATCGGAGCTGTGGCGAAGGCGGCGAAGGACGACTGTAACATTGTGTTGCGATGTCACGAATCTGCTCCTATTGAGAATACTCCAGGCGATGTGCCGGTTTGCATGTCTATTCCGAAGACAGAAATGATGCTGAATGTTTTAGATGCCATTAAACGGCGTGACCCGAGGGCATTCTTCTATATCCGTGAATTGAAGACATACGTGTGGAACATGTTGGATATTACGGAGCCTGACGCTATCGTATCAACATCTGACATGGGAGGATTGGTCAATAGGATGTGCAATCAGTGGGCATTGAAGCATGAGGTTCCTTATTTCATTATTCAGCCATCTTTCCTAGAGAACCCACCGGCATCGGTATATGGTATGTTTAGGGCGAAGGCTAGACATACCATATTCGATGTTATCTTAGGTTTGAATACATCATCCCGTCAATGGTATTACGGATGTGAGAACCCGAAGAACTATCTTTTGGTGTGGGGTAAAGACCAGTTGTGCCAAGTGAAAGACACGGAAATACTAAAACACTCATTTTTAGTAGGAAACCCCGCCTTGGACAAATTTTCGGAGAACACGGTGAAAACAAATATTGACGTTAAACCGGTTGTTCTTTATTGTTCCCAACCGTATGATAAACTAGTTGAATTAGGGTTACTTACGCAATATCAGAGATGTGAAATGTATAATATCATTTCCGGTATGGTTAGAAGCAATCCTGATAAAATATTTTTAATTAAACTTCATCCCTCTGAATATGACGGGTATGATAGGTATGAGAAATTATTGCATGGTTGCACTAACGTTGCCATAGTATCAAATGAAGTTGATTTTCAAGAATTATGTCTACGGGCTGACATACAAATATCAATGGCTTCTTATGCTTCCTTCGAGGCTATTGTGATGGGTGTGCCTGTCATTCTCTTGCATCCCGAATTCCTTGGATATTTTGAGCAATTCGAAGGAATGCCGCATGTCCAGAATTTATATGACTTAAATAGATATCTTGACAGATATTCTATGGAAACGTACCGAAGAGAATTCGAAAAGGATAGGAAAAGATATATTGAACGCAAATTGCATAATTTTGGAACTAGTGCAATTAGAACGGTGAAAGTTATTCATTCGGTGGTAGAATGGCAGAAAAACAAATCAGCATCCAAGTGACCGGGGATTCTTTGGCTATGCCGAGACCGGAAGAAGGCATACCTCGAGTTAAGTCATATCCGCATATTTTAAGTAGAAAATACGGATATTCAGTCAAATGTTCGGCAAATTATGGAAATACAACGAAAACCACGTTCAATGTGGAATCAGTAGATTACGTTGTTATTCATCTCGGTTTGGTTGATTGCTTCCCGAGATTATTTCCTAATAAAGTAAAAAACACATTAAGAATTCTTCCAAATCAGTTAAGAAAAATAATAATGCTTCCATTCACATTGAATCGATATCACATGACGAGGACATTTCGGAGAACTTCCGTGGATGTCGATGTTTTTTCCAGAAATATTAAAACGATGATTGAGCAATTATGGTCCTGGGGCATCACTCCAATCATTGTGACCATCATGGATGTAGATGAGGAAGTTGAAAAGCGTAATTATGGTGTCAATGATAACATAGAAAAATATAATCTAGTATTGAAATATTACTCAGGATTGTATAAGTGTATACTTATTGACATCAATGAGATTTCAAAGAGTGTGAAATTGATTAGGCACACGGATGGACAACACTTATCAAAAGCCGGACATCAAACAGTAGCCTTTTTAATCGATGAAGCAATCAAGTGTGACAGAGACCAATCATGTCAGACGAAATAAAACAAAACATCATGGCGGAGATATTCCCGAAATCAAAGGAATTCGCCCTGTTGTTAAAGAAAAAGTTAAATATTTATTTAGATGGCAAGAAGTTCATCGCCAATGCCCTTGCCGGAGATATCATATTCGATAACTTCGACTGTGTGAACTTCACTGGAGAAAACCGTGGGTTCATCGTTACTAATGACAAGAACTTGGATATCTATTATTATCACGATGGCGTATACGTTCCCTATGGTGAAGATGTCATTCGTGCTGTTGCTCGTCAGGTATTGGGAGACAGGGCAACGAATACGATGCTCAATGAGGTTGTTTATGCTGTTCAGTTCTTCTTGAACATCCGAGTTGATATAGATGAATTCAATAATTATGTTAATTTAATTAATATGAAAAATGGTGTGTTCAATACGGATACTGGACAATTACTTCCACACGATAAGAAATATTATTTTACTCATAAATTAGACATTGAATATGTTAAGGATGCAACATGTCCACGAATACGTAAGTTCTTAACGGAAGTTCATAAACCTGAGGATATCCCCGTTATACAAGAACTTTTCGGGTATTGCCTATATCCAAAATATTGCTACCATAAATTATTTTTCTTTATAGGAAATGGTAGAAACGGAAAAGGAACAGAAACACGTCTAATGGAAGCAATGCTTGGAAAGAGGAATGTAACTGCTGTTTCCATATCCAACTTAACAAACGACCCTCACCACCCGGCAGAATTGTTTGGGAAACTTGCTAATATTTGTGGAGAAGTCGGTAATGAACCGATAGAGAATACACAAGTTCTCAAACAGTTAACCGGGGAAGATATCATTAACGCCAATAGAAAATTCGGTCAACCTTTTGAATTCACAAATTTTGCAAAACTTGTTTATTGCACAAATGACCCACCTGAAATCAAAGATAAAAGTAATGCCATGTGGGATAGAATGATTTATATCGATTTTCCTAATCAGTTTTTAGATAAGGCGCAGGGAACAGACCCGGACCTAATAAACAAATTGAAAACAAAAGAGGAATTATCCGGTTTGTTTAATTGGGCGGTTGAAGGGTTGCTTCGTCTAAAAAAGCAAGGTGGATTCACATATAGTAAAACTGTTGATGAAAATCTAAAAGAATACGACAGGAAATCGAGTCCGGTGTTGGCATTTGCTCAAGCTCATATTGATGAGGTAGAGGGCGCATTCATATTCAAAGAAGTATTTACCACAAGGTTGCGGGATTGGTGTATAAAAAATAAAGTTCGTCAGGTTCCGGCAAACCAGATAACTAAAAAATTAATGGATGCCGTTCCATCCTGTTATCCGACTAGGGTGCAATCAGACACAGACAGACGGCATGTTTATATGAACATTGCCTTTAAAGAAGACGGACCATTAAGATTACCAGAACAAAAAAAGACGGAGAACAAATCACCACAACAGACTCTTACGACAGACATATCATTGGAAGATAAGGTAAATAGTATTCTCACTTGTATAGAAATGCACGATGAGGGAATAACGAGAGAGGGATTAGAAGGCGAAGGGTTTTCGTATGAGTTCATAGATGAGTGTATCAATAGGAAAATAATTCATATTAAATCGAATGGCAAAGTCGGGGCGGGTGCGTAATGCGTTACATTTGCCCAATATGCCATAAAAAAATGGAACGTGAGAAGTGGTGGTTCGAAAAGGGGCAACTTCGTCACGGTTGCGTGTTCTGTTATATGAATTACCGTGAGGAATACATGAAAAAGAAGAACAATATTCAGGACGATGGTAATGATGATATCCTATGACCGAAGACGATATGCCCCGGTGTGGGCGATGTGGTCGAAAAATGACGTGGGTGAAGGGAACACTTCTATGTGTGTTGTGCGATGCACAATTACTATACGATTTACAAACACCTTGGACAATGGAAGAACAGAACAAGTGGGTGGACCGGAACCTTGGGAGGCAGAATAATTGAAACAACACGGAAGAGTTGTCGTCCATTTAAGGACGGAGCAAGATAAGGAACCATGCTCGTGGCTATTTAATAGTTTAAAACAATATGAAATAGAATATACCGTATTAATAGATAAAACAAGGTGGGCAAATAGAAAGTATCCATACCTAGAAGTTGAAGGACGGATAACTTGCGTAAAGAGATTAATTCGAATGAAACAGGAGAATAAAATATGATGAAGATTCCCGATTATAAGACTAATATCCGTTGTGATTTGAACTTAGACCAAGTTGCTATGGTTATTCACAGTTTTCTAAAAAGGCTCGATAAAAATATTAATACTCTCGTAATAAATGTGGAAAAAGTTGAATTCGAACAAACAATCAGCAATGATGAAAAAGAACTTGTGACAAACGCAGAATCATATACGGTTACAATCATCACATCATACGATAAATTAACCAATAGTCAATTAATTAAAATTTACGAAAAACTTCAAAATGTGGCGGTAAGAAAAAGGGGGTGTCAATAGTGGGAAGACGAACAATAGAGCAAATGGAACATTTGAATAATCTTATAAAAAAGATTATGTTGGATGAATCAACGTCTAGTCCAGCGAAGATTAATCAGATTCTAAAAGAGCAATATAATGAAAACATATCGAAACAATCATTATTAAACATAATCAATTCTCTTTCAGCATCATTAACACAAACAAAATCGGACACAGGCAATTCTGTTATTTCACTTGAATATGAGGGCCACCCCGAAATAAAAGAAATAAATACACGAATCGAAGTTCTCAAAGAAGACTTTAAACACGCCGAGTCCGTTGCAGACAAATGTAAAATAAGTAATGAACTTAATTCTACACAGGAATCAAAACTTCGGATGAAAAAAACATTGAAAGAAGCGGAGATGTTGCAGAGGAATAGCGACAAGGCTCAATACATTATCACATTCGGAGAACCAAAAGTAATAGATAAAGCGAAGCCTTTGTTCAAAACGGATGATAAACAAAAACCATTGCCCATTAAAGAAACGGAGACCAAAGAATGAAGAAAGACTCGGAGTTCTATGAAAACAGTAGAGCACGTAGAATTTGGTATTGGTTGACATGCTGGAGACCAGTATCAAAAAGCGAATTCCTTCATCTGCAACAAAATCTTGTTGTCATATTAGATGGAATGAGGGAAAGCGATTTGCAACATTATAAGACAGAAAAATTCACGATGGAAGAAATCAGAAAATTGAAAGAAAGTGGAACCACACAATCTAGTAATAGAGAAAAAGCAAACGATGATAAAATGTTCAGTTAAGGAGATAAAAATATGACCAATTATAGCAAATATAAAAAAGATGAACTTTTATATATGTCAACCCACACCTGCCGTCATCGACATTCATATATCAGCCATCCGAATTGTTATGATGTTGAGAAACGTGGAAACTATAAAGTGGGTTTCCTAGATATTGAATCCGGTGGGTTGAATGCAAACTTTGATTACATGTTAACGTGGGTAATCAAGACAGAAAATAAAGAGGAATACAAGGAAGGTGTGATAGCCCAAGGCGATATTCTTGATTATCGTTTCGATAAAGAACTGATAAGAGAACTTATCGATGCAATTAAAGATTACGATGTTCTTATTACATATTACGGAGCACGTTTTGATATACCGTTCATTCGGACTCGTGCTATGTCTCATAAACTTAATTTTCTACCGTTTGGTTCTGTTCAGCACAAAGATGTTTATTTTATGGTTAAACATCGCATGAAGTTAGGGCGTAATTCGTTGGACTCAGCATGTGCCGCTTTGGGAATCAAGGGAAAGAACCACATCAAGGGAAATTATTGGATGAGAGCAAAGGTGGGAGACCCCGTTGCATTGGCATATGTTCTGGACCATAATCGTAAAGACTGCCAAATTCTCGAGAAGTTGTATCATCGCCTTGAGGAATATGTCAAGGACCAAAGCAGGTCAATTTAATGTTCAAGGAATGTAAAAATCCTCAATGTCGTATTTTATTTGAGGCACGTAGCAATCGGCAAGAATTATGTGCCGATTGTTACATAAAAAAGAGAAGAAATGACTTAGTATTAGGTAGAAAACGTTATAAAATGCGTAATTCAAAAGAACAATTAGGTAATGAACGTCAGGATGAGGCAATAATTAGGTTTCTACGGGAGAAAACTGCTCGAGAAGACCGAAGATATAGGGAGAACTTCTAACTGTTCCCCTTATATATGAGGATACATAGTTTATCCATAAAAGACAATATATCCGTGCACGGAGTCATTTGTCTTATGTCTTTATCGGAAGAAATTATTTTGAAACGACCTAGGGAATTCCTCCCAAAACAGAAACTTGTTTTCGATTTAATTTTTAAAGAAAATATTGGTTCCAATGGTCTACCGATAAATAACTATGGCATCTATTCCGGCGCATTTGGCGCAGGTAAAACAATGTTGCTTGCACATGTTGGAATAAAAGCCGCCCTTGATTATCCAGGAAGTATTGGTTTCGTTGGGTCTTTGACTTACAACCAAATACGGGATGTCGTTTTTAGAAAGTTCTGCACAGAACTAGAAAGATATCAGGCGGTATTAAATAATAATTATATTCCTATTCAACTTGCTCATACAACGATTTCACCCGGTAAAATGAACATCGTTTTTTACAATGGTTCTGAAATATGGTTCCGGTCTTGTGATAATGAACGGAACTTGGCGGGGAAAGACCTAGATTGGTTTGCATTGGATGAACCTGTCGATATTCCCGAAGGTGTAATGACACAATTAATCGGAAGACTTCGAAGTGAGGCGATGCCATTCCATTTCGGTCTTCTAGCCACAAACCCAGGTGCAGAGAACCATTGGCTTTACAAATACTTTTATCTTGACCCAAAACCAGGATACTTCCACGTTGACACATCTACGTATGATAATGTGCTCATTCCCAACTATGAAGAATATATAAAAAGTATGGAATCACGTTATGATGCTGATTGGGTCCGAAGATATCTGAAAGGAAAATGGGGGGCATTTTCTGGTCAAATTTATAAAGTCTTCAATCCAGATAAACACGTCATTTCACGAGACATCAACAAATCATTTTTAAATAGAAAAGATTTGATAAGTAAATACATCGCCGGTGTCGATTGGGGTATCCGTGACCCATGTTGTATTTTAACACTCATGCAGACAAAGGACAATAATCTTTATGTCATTGAAGAGTATTACGAAAGTGAACGGACATCTGATGAAGTCGCCCACTATCTCGCCCAATTACATAAACAGTATAATTTCTCAAAAATTTATATTGACCCAAGTGCGGTTGATTTGATTACGAAGGCGTTCAATTTGGGTCTTCCAACTGGAAATTTTAACGATGGAGAAGTGAAATCATACGCCAATAATTCCGTGTCTCCAGGAATCGCAAAACTTCAATCCACATTCAAGAACAACAAAATATTCATTAGTAATTCTTGTATTAATCTTATTAGGAGTCTACTTGCTTATCGATATAAAGGCGATGGTGAAACCCCACTGAAAGATGATGACCACGCCGCAGATGCACTTCGATACTCTCTCACCGATTACAATCCCATCCCGGATGAAGTTGAAATGGGATGTGGACAATTCACTGATAGAAATGGACGATTACGGAGGTCAACATAATGACCATTGGCGACAGAGCATATAATTTCAGCCAAAAGTATATACGGAGAACACCGGCTAAAAAAGAAGATGAGAAAACACAGGAAGACGACTTAGCCCTTCCTCCAGAGTATTATTCGTCCAGAACGAAATACGGAACAATGTCGCCGCAGAAACGCCGTGAATTGGCTCTTCAATCTTCATTATTTATGAAAGGTATTACGAAAAAGAATTCCGATACCTTCCGTGCTTGGTTTAAGTTCAAAGGAATTGAAGGTCAGAAAGTTGCAGTAGAAGATTTGAAACTTATCCGTAGTTTCGAACTGCGTAGTCAGATTAAAAAGAAATTCAAAATTGCTGGAATGTGTGCAGATATTTGGGGAGATGGCTATCTTCTCATTAAATTCTTTGAACCCGATGTTCAAAATAAATTAGCATCGGAACCAAAATCAGGTCTTCAACCACTTGACCTAATAGTTCTTAATCCCGAGTGGATTACAGAAGTTAAATATCTTGATGATAAAGAACAGTATTATTATCATTATCAGAACACTGAGAAAGGTGAAGACTTACTTATTCACCCTGACCGTATTCTTCATATTAAAACAATAGACCTGCCATTCGATTTCTTCGGAGTATCAAAAGTCGATATACTAAGAAATATTTTACTGTCATCTGCTGATATAGATATTGCCACCGGTGAGATTCTAAAATGGTTCTCCCACGGAACTCAGATATTGAGTAAAACCGGTATGACAAGAAACGAGAGAGTAAAGGCATTGAAATTGATGGCAGAGCATCCAAACTTTTTTGCATTTTCAGAAAAATATACATTTGATATTAAAAATCCTACCGCAATTAATCCTACGCCTTTCTATGACCACATCACTGAGGCTATTTCTGCCGCATTGATTATACCACGTCAAGTTCTACTTGGTATAGAAGTTGGTCGTGTCACTGGTGCTGAAATAGGATTTGCGGACTACTATCGTGATATTAAAGATAACCAAGAACTTGTTTATACTCCGTTGCTCCTTCGACTCTATGATTTACTGGCTAAATCTGAGAACCGTGATTTTAGTCGATATGATATAGAGTGGGAAGTGACCTACATTGATGAAATGGCAGAAGCGGAACTATTAGGAAAACGGACTGCCGCCGCCGTCAATGCCCGGTCTTCAAATCCCCCAATAATTTCAGTTGCGGAGGCTAGAAGAATGTTGAACGAAGGACAGGTAGAATTGGACCCAAACGCACCGGAAGAACCGCCAAAACCAGTTGCTCCACTTGTCCAAAATCCAAACATTCCCCCGCCAAAGAATCCATTGCCGACTCCGCCGCAACCTCCAGAGAGACAAGTAAAACCGGTCATCCGTCAAAACACGCCGGAGGAAAAGGAGGCTATTTCCGCCTTAATAGAACTTCGTAATTCTGTCGCCTTGAAAGAACGAAAACTTGGAGAAGCCATCCTGAAAGAACAGGAAGATAAGGAAGAGAAATAATGGTATCCGTTGAAATCACTGGAGTAGAAGAATTGATTGTTTTCCTTAAAGATATTTCCAGTGATAAAAAGGCAGACCAAGTTATTCAAATGCTTGCTGTTAAAACGGCAAGAAAGGCATTCATTCTTTGTCCAGAAGACACCGGAAAAATGGAACGGGATATCCGAGTTGAAAAACAAGGAAATAATTATCTTGTTATTTGTGACCCGAAAAATGGTTCTGGAAAAGATTATGCGATTTACAATGAATACGGAACTTATTGTATGCCAGTTGGAAGTGAAACCAATCCATTGGCAATCACTAGCACGAGTGGAAAATCAGCATATCGTCCATTCATGCGTCCAGCATTGTATCAAACATTAGAAGATTTACCAGAAATAATTAATACCATATTTTTTGGTAAAGTAGTAACTCAAGGAGTTGTGTAGTAATGGAAGCCATTACGTTATGTGGAAAACCAGGGCGATGTTGCCCGGTATTGAGCAAAAAAGGCAGAAAATATTCAATCAGCGACAAGGGAAAAGAAGTCCTTTTCACAAAAGACCAACTACGTGTCTTGGGTGAAACCATATCGAAGGTGCTCTAATGAGTCACGCAAATGGAACCGCAAAGGTTGAACAATCGAAAGCACCAGTGGTTGAGATAAACCCATTTGACGCACGACAAGTTCCCTCTTCGCCCCCGAAAGTTGTGGCATTGTCCAATGTGGACGGTGCAAGAATTCAGGAAATGATTGACCTTAACAATACGTTTAGCGCATTACTGAAACAAGTAGGTCAATACGAAGCCGCCATTCTTATGTTAAAAATTCAGAAAAAGAAAATAGAAGACGGCACGATTGGTATGCCAGTAATGATTCAAGTAACAAGAACGATTTCACATGCCGAGTCAGATAAAAATAAAGTTCTTAAACATCTTGATGATGAAATTAAAAATCTAGAAGTTGCAAAAAAAGGAATCATTGGAACTTTAGACCATCGCCAGGATGAATATGTTGAAAGCGTTCTTCGTGTTTCTAAAATTCTAGAGGCAAAAGTGAAAGGGCACGCAATCAAGAAAATACAAGGTGTCCGATGTGGCGATACAGATATCGATAAAGCCGAACAGAACACAATGGACAAAGAACTAAAAGAACTCATGTCTAAAGATAAGGCGTGAACATGGAAATATTACTGTCTGAAAGTCAGAAGAGAATTGTGAAGTGGACGGTTTACCTACTCCGCAAACATTTGGGAGAACAGGCAAACAAGAATGCCATTCACGATGATATGACCAATTGCGGAAACCTGGGTGTCGCAGAGTTGGCTAAGATAGTAAATGAGTCATCTTCCTTAATTAAGTGTCCATACCAAAAAGCCGTGGTAAATGATATCACGGAACTTGGTTTATGGATTTGCTATAAGGACACGGCTTATCGTGATGTGTTCTTTTATATATTAGACAATGTATTGAAGAACGCAGAACAAATACGAAAAGATATCGCCCCTTACGTTAAAAAACCGGAAGATTGGCACGTAAATGTGTGGGCTGAATCAAAAGAGATAACGGCACAACAAATACAGAAAGGAGAAATATTGAGTGGAACCGTTTCTCATGCGGAGTCCATACATGTTCCGGCAATACAAAAATCACGTTTGGAAAAGATTGCTAAAGAAGAAATTCGAAGGTAGATTAATATGCCAGCAATAAAAAAAGGCGAAAGTCGTGACGATTATTTAAAACGATGTATTCCTTATTGCGTAGATAGTGAAGGGATGACACCGGAAGCCGCAAAGGGGAAATGCGAAGGAATGTATGACCAACATATAAAGAAAGGAACAAATTATTCTGAATATACATTCACCGCCGAGTTGCATGTCATTGAGAATTCCGCAAATTTACAACCTGTCGAAAATACATCGGATGGAAAACTTCGAGAGGACGAAAACTGGATTCACATGCGGGCAACTGCCGTCATCGGGGATAGAATGATGAATGGTGTCTACGTTCCATATAATGAACTGAAAAAATCAGTAAACCTATGGAACGGAACCTATCACGATTTAAGTCACCTTGGAACATCATATCCTGGTGGGTTCATGTCTCGTGAGAATCTAGAATACGTTGTTGGATATCAAGACAATTCACACGCAAATGACCAGACAAAAGAAATAACAATGGATGTTCACGTTAATAAAAATTCTCCAAAATACTCTGCTTGGAAATCATTTATTGACATCAATAAAGCCGCAGGTAAAATACCTAATGTGAGTATGTCCGTCCAGGCTAAGTCAAAAATGATAAGAGCAAGTGATTGCGAAGCATCCGCGTTAGCACAGGATGAAATGGTTCCAAGTCTAATGAGTATCATTCCCGTTGCTTTGACAACTTGTTTGAAAGGCGTGTGTAGTGACGCAAAAGGTTGCGGTCTTTGCACACATTCCGAGGAGGAAAATATGACCGAGAAAGAGTTCTCTGTTTGGGATACGGCATACGTTAACAACTTGCCGGATTCCGCTTTCGCCTATATTGAATCGGGTGGTTCAAAAGACGAAGAGAATAAAACAGTTCCCCGCAGTTTGAGACATTTCCCATATAAAGGCAGTGACGGTAAAGTGGATTTGCCTCATCTAAGAAATGCCCTGGCTCGTGCTCCGCAGTCACCATTCGGTGAAAAAGCAATGAACAAACTACGTGCGGCGGCAAAAGAAGCCGGTATAGGGGATTATGCCGAAAAATGCGATTGCGACTCATGTAAATGCAATCAGACCCCCGTTAGCGGTGCTGACGAGGATAAAAAGAACGCCGATTATTTGGCGGAAATCAATAAACGAATTAAACAATTAAAGGAGGAAAATTAAAATGACAAACGAGGAACTTGCCAAAGCCGAGGCAGAACTACTTGCTCTGACGAAGGCAAAGGCTGATAAACTAAAGGCTGAAATGGCTGAGACTGCTCGGATTGAAGCGGAGAAGGCTCTCGAAGCCAAAGTCCGGGAGAAAGTCCTGTCCGAAATGAACGCAAAGCAACCTTCCGGTATTGACCTCACGCCGAACAAAACAAAAGCACCCAAGAACAACCTATCGAAGTTTGCCGAAGGATTCAACAAACGTCATGGCTACAAGCCAGTTGAATATGGTAGCACCAACTATATCACCGGATATGAATTCAGTGATTCAGATAGTGGATGTGACAACGATGTTTCCGACTGGACTCCCGATGAAGTCTTCGCAAATTTGATTTGGGGCGCATTCTACTGCAAGGGATATCTTGCCGGTAAAATCACTGTTCGTGGTGTTGACTTTGCCCGTGGTGCTGGAGATACCGTTTCTATCCGTGTCCGTGGAAAGCGAACCGCCCAAGGACCACTGAACCCATGTGAGTGTCTCAGTTGTGTTTCCAGTTCATTCACTAAATACCAATTGACTCTGGATTCATACGGAGACCTTGCTGAGATTTGTGAACTCGACCTGCAACTTGCTGGCGATGTCGTGAAGGATGGCATTCTTCAAGATATGGCTGATGCTCTCGCAGAACAGGTTGATTCCGAGATTTGGTCTCAACTAGCCGGTTCTGGTGCTTCGCACGTTCATCTGGATACCTGTTGCTCCGGACCTAGCCTTGACTCATGTTGTTTCCAGAAAATCAACTTGTATAACATATTGATTGATATCGAAGCCACGATGAGAACCAACGGATACCACCCTGACTACGTTATCATGGGTCCGGCTCTCGCCGCATTCTTCAAATACCAACAGGCTCTTAGCCAACAGGGATTCAACATTTCGTTCAATGGAAATGAACTCGGAAAAATCGGTAGCATGGAAGTCATCGAATACCCATGTGCCACCGCTTGTTCAACCGTCACGGATACCGTTGTTGCAATCGTTGTTGATTCCAGCCGTGCCGTTGGTGAAGGATGGGGTATGAAGCCCAAGATGGAGCAAGACCGTGACATTGATTGTGACTCAACAACTGTCGCAATTCACATGTATGTCGGTATTGACGAATTGGATACCGGGGCTATCTATCTTATCAAGACTCCAGTGCAATGTTAGAGGGGATTCTCCCTTCTTTCATTCTTTAATGTCTCAGTGGGAATATAGCCGGTTCAACTCCGGTATGAGGCTCTATGTCCGAAGTTTCGTGGTCAATTAATACTCCAGCCGAGTTCATCTGCACGGATAATTATTATCTCATCCGAGGAAAAAAATATGCTAGGGTGACTCGGATTAATAGTATTATTGACAAACCAGAACTTCGAAATTGGTATGCAAAAACTGGACCTGAGAAATCAAAGGAGATTCTAAAGAAACGTGCAGGTTTCGGTTCCACATTACATAAACTTATCGAAGTAACTTTGAAAGGAGAAAAAATAAGTTCTGATAATTATGATTCTTTTCTAATGGAAAGTATGACTATATTTAACGATTGGACAAAGAGTCATTCGGTTATTCCACACGCACTCGAGCAACATTTGTGGAGTGAAAAATACAAATACGCCGGAACCGCAGATTACGTTGGATTGTTTGATGGGGATTTGTATATCCTCGATTGGAAAACAAGTAAAGGAATATATGACGAATACTGGCTTCAAATTTCAGCATACGTTAACGCTTTCGAAGAACTCACCGGATTAAGGGTGAAAGGTGCTGGAATTCTTCAAATACGTGACGGTAAATTCGATTTCATAAAGAAATCTTACGAGGAACTCATGTTAAACTATTTTCCAGTTTTTCTTGCGGCACAAACAATTTACAACTGGAAATATAAAGGTGATTCCCAATGAAACGATATATCATAACTCAACCAAAGGAACAGGGAATTTACAAACTTGGGGATAATATTTATTTGAATATAAATATTAAAGACACACTAACAAACGGTCCTACCGACCCAAGTGTTGTAAGTCTATCTATATATGGTCCATTAGGTTCTGTTCTTGTTTCTCACGATTCATTAACTAAACCCACAGTTGGTTCATATTATTATGATTATTCAATACCAACTGTCGGTTGCTACGGTATCTATACAGTGGAACTAGAGACAACCGGTTACAATACATTGACTGATTTCTATTTCGTTCTATTTCCATTCGATGTTGTATCAGAAGTCCGAAGACTATCTGGAGCCATGCAACAAAATGACATGTCGGATTATAAAATCGCTTTGATTGGATGGACCGCTTTCAATGAAGTTCTGGAAACAATATATGAACTTCGAACAGGCGAAAAACCTTTACGAGACCCAGTGAGTTGTGCATATACAGATGGTGTAAATAAACGATTCCAGTTAAAGAATTATCCTATCGCAGATGCAGACGGCGATGGAACCACCACCGGCTACGGAAATTGTTCTTGCACAACGGATGTAACAGTTGTATATGTTGATTCAACGGGTGCATCGCAAATAGGAAATGTAAAAATAATTGATGCAAGCACCGGATTAATTGAAATTACTGATACTTCAAATGTGGCATTACCAAGTTCAACACGAGGAGTTTATGTCACATATTATTCCCAATCGGAATCATATAATTTTGATTTAATGAAACAAGCGATTGCTTTACTTGCGGCGTATGAAGTCGGAATAGCATTCGCAAACCTTGGAACTGCGACTCTTGCTGACCTTCAATCAAACCGTGCATTATTGACCAAACGATTCTTGGACCCATATATGACAATCATCGATGAGATAGGATTTCCCATGATTGGCGGTGGACGATAAATGGCATTTGCATCATTTGACCCACGAAGAGCAATAAGAACGGTGATTACCACCGATGTTGATTTATTCCTAAATGGAACTAATCTTCGTGTTATAACGGTAATTGATACAAACAAAAATCAATATCAGATTCCCATCTATTTAAGCGAAGAGACAAAATCTGGAATATTAAAGCCACTTCCATTGATTGAATTTGGCATGATTCACGAATCGGCACAACCACAAGATATAGCCGCATCCACCAGAAAACATGAAGGAATACTCGATGTCAATATTTATTGGACTTCTATGGATGAATTAGATTCAGATATCTTGGGAAGACTAATTTCAGACAAACTTCACGATTTAATACGGACCAATCAATGCGGAACTGTTCCCGGAACACACTTTATCAATGTCACGAATACTGGACAAGTTGCTATCGAGACAAATGCAAAGCAAGTTGTCTTTCACAGAAATATGGAAATATACGTTCTTTGGTATGACCGCCCATAGGAGGAAAAAGAATGGCAATCATCGAGAGACCAAGAATCACTGGAAAATTACATATCGAGTTAAGAGGACCGGATGGCGAATTGAAAGATGAATGGTTCGTTGAAAATAAAATAATGGATGTGGGAGATGCTCATGTCGCTAAAAAAATGACGGGAACCAGTGAACCATCCGTAGGTTGGATGGCTATTGGAACCGTTGACACAAATGACAATACTACTCAGACAACGTTGGGTGCTGAGACAGACCGGAACGCATTGACCAGTAGAACACAAGGAGTCGGTGCTGACGATAACGATGTCATTTATGTTGGACATTGGGCGGCAGGGGATGGAACTGCAACCATTAAGGAAGCCGGTCTTTTTAATGCAAATGCGGCTGGAACAATGTTAGCACGTTCCGTATTTGCAGGGATAGTAAAAGGAATCAATGACACATTAACTATAACATGGACGATAACTTACGGAGCATCGTAAGAAATCAGGATTAAAATAAAGGAGGAAAAAATATGGCAAGTCTAGGACTTCCCTTTCAAGGGGAAATAAGATACTATATTGAGTCATCTTATGGTGTAGCCGCAAGCCCCACAACTACGGGTCTACCTATTTCCATTAAGGTGCTCGATGCAAGAGTCGGCATTTCGACAAAACATAAACCACTTCGAGGTTTCGATAAACCAGAGGCAAATGAATTACTAGAACAATGCGATGATTATACTTTTCACTTAGAGTATATTCCGCAATGCGGAGACACATTATTTGAAGATGCTGTTATACGTGACCCGTCTGATTGTTCACTGAACTCAATAATGTTCTATCTTCAAACAAATGCCTGTCTCGGTTCTGACCAGACCATTTATAAAATCGAAGGTGCAAAATGTAAAACCTGCCGTGTGTCTGGAACATTGAATAACGAATGGCTTTACACAATGGACTTCGATGTGAAAAGTGTAGTTACAAGTTCCACACCAACAGGTTCAGCCCCAGCCGCTCTTAGCGGAGATATCTGCGCATTCAACATCGCCGGTTCAATCCAGGGGAATAGTGGAGATTTGGCTTACATCACCAATTCACTAGACTTAACGATTGATAATGGTGTGAAGAGTCACTTCGATGTCGGTTCTCTTGACAAACAATATGCGGTTGAGGGAGAATTGAATATTACCGGGTCTTGTGATATTTCACTTGACGAAGGCGGTGGTGTTCACCTTGCCGATGTGGTAAACCAGAACGCATTCACACTGGTCATCGCATTAGGTGGCGCAGGGTGTCCTGAAATCACTCTCGCAGACTGCAAATGGAAGTCAAGTGAGGTTGATGAGGGAATCAGTGGAGATATAATGAAAGAGAATGCTCCCTTCACTGGAACGACCATCTCATACGCAACCGTCTAAGGGGATTAATTTCCCCTTCTCTAATTCTTTCGTGGGAATGAACTCGGTTCAACTCCGGGGGAAGAACATCAGGTGAAACATGTCTAAGACATATAGTCTCAGTTTTGTGAAAGAAGGGAAGCCCTTCAAAATGCCGAACTGGTCAGTCGGTAAACACGAACTCCTTTTAGAACAGATGTTGCCGATAGATGAACAACTTCGAGAGAAGTCAATTACTCAGAAGGATTATGATAAGAAATATAGATTGAACATGATTCTTCTTTCTTTGCATGATATCGATGAGAAAGTTTCAGAGAAAGATTTACTGGAACTGCATCCAGATGATTTCATTGATTTATTCATGGCTGTGTATACTGCTGGAAAACGTGGTATCGAAATAAAACTAACACCGGATTTTCAGCAAGGGGAAAACAAAGCCCCCCAACAGTAGAAGAACAATTGACTAACTTGAAAGAGTGGATATATCGGACATATATCCAAGTTGGTAACATGGAAGAAATACGTGACTTGTCATATTGGGATTTCCGTGGGATAGTCAATGTCACGAATTATGATAATACGCCAACTGAACATAAATATCGTGTCCTTTCAAGACAACAAAAACAAATGATTGCCAATAAACAAAAACGGTGAGAACAATGGCTGACGTGGTAAAAAGTGTCACAATAAAATATTCGAATGAAGGAATGGCGGAGATGACCCGCCAACTTGAAAGTTATAGTGGCACGTTAAGAACAATTACTTCGCAAGTGAAAAATGCTGATGGTGTTTGGGCAACGATGAAACAGACAACCACTCAGACATCAACGGCGTATAGCGCATTAGGAAATGTTCTTACCTCTACAATGATGAAGTTTATTGGTGTTAATGCAATCATTGGTCAGGCTACAAAAGCATATCACGAATTACGACAATTCATCGATGATGGTGTTAAAGCGTTCCGTTCCTTCGAAGTTCAAATGGCTGGAGTAAATGCAATATTGACAGATACTACAAGAACTGCGTTGCCGTCACTTGAAGTGGGAATAACGAATCTTTCAATAAAGTTCGGTAAATCAGTTGGTGATTTATCAACCGGTCTAATGGAAATTGTTAAAGCCGGTTTCAGTGTCACGGATGCCATGAATCTATTGAATGTGGCAACGAAGACAGCTATCGCAGGTATGGCTTCCATCGAGTCAACCACCACAACATTAACTGAGATTCTCAATGCGTATGGTATGTCTGTTTCAAATGCCTCTCATCTTTCTGACGAATTATTTCAGACGGTTGCACGAGGAAACATGACTTTGGATAGTTTACAATCCGCATTAGGATATATCATACCCATTGCCGCAGATGCCGGAGTTCAATTCCAGGATGTCGCCGCCGCAATCTCAACGGCTACTCGTGCTGGACAACACATTGATTCCGTCACTCGTGGTCTCGGTCTTATGATTCAAGGATTGGTGAATCCTACGAAATCAGTCCAAGAAGCGATGGCTAAATATGGAATCAGTGTCGATGAAACATCATTATCTGTAAATGGTCTCACAGATTTCTTCCAACAAATTAATGATGCAACGAAGAAATACGGTTCTCAGATTCTTCCTCAACTCATTACAAACATGCGTAGTTTACGTGTGGCTATGGCTTTAACATCTGACGAAGGCGTAAAAGGAATGGCTACCGATATGGGTCTCCTTGAGAATGCAACCGGTAGAACCGATGACGCACTTGCCTCAATGATGAACACGCAACAGAAACTTGCAGATATACTCGACCAATCAATGCAGAAGGTTGAACGTTCTGTCGGTGAAGCATGGTCCGGTGTCGATATCTGGTGGAAGAAAGTCCAGTTGTGGTGGGGAACTTTATTTTCTGGTGGAAATGCAGATGCCGCAGTCCAAGCATTTGATACTTCTGCACAGGCGATAAAACAAGCATATTTGGATAACATCGTTTCTCCAGCATCTTCAAATGAGACCACGATATACGATAAGTTATTCAATCCGGCTAAATCATCCCTAGGTCAATCTCTTAACGTCTTAAAGGATATCACTCACTTTGGAGACATTAAACAATATCTTGATTTAACTGACCAAGCGGAATCTGCGAATACAGAAGCCACCGCTTTGAACAATGCTCAGATTGCTCTTCAATATCTTAAAAATTCTTCACAGAAAACAGTCACCGATGTCATGGGTAAAGCTATTTTTCCGACAATACCAGAAGGCGGAAAAATACCCAAAGATAAAGGTGAATATATAACATTGCTCAATAAGCAACTTGTCCAGTTGGGAATACCAACGTTATCACTCAATTCAACGATGACAGAATTAAACAAAACATTGGATTTAGTCAATACACGGATTGCACAGACAACCGGAACACTTGATGCTCTTACGAATGCAGAGGCAAAACTTCGTCCAAATATGGATGATGTCAAATCAGCATTCGACAATGCCTCTGATATGATTGATACATATAAGACAAATATAGTTAATTTAGAATCAGATATCACAGATTTAACAAAGAAAATCTCAGACATGAATGCAGAACTTGTTCTCAAGAAAGGTAAGATTGGTTTCGAAGAATTCCAGGAATACGCAGGGATGGCTGAGAAATACGGTTCACAATATATCAACGAATGGACAAACGTGTTTGACCAATACGGAAATAACATGTCTGATGTTCTCAAGACTATCTATGAATACAATGACGCATTGAAGGAAACGGAGCAAGAGACAAAGAAAGTCACCGATGCAAATCACGACCTAGAGATAGCAATGGAACAGAACAATATTCAGATGCTTAAACTTCAACTTATAGGAATGATTAGACGGCGTGGGAATACTCGACAAGAGCAACGTGAGATGAAGCAACTCGAAATCGAGAACACGAAAATAAAGATTCAGGAAATGCAAAACCAATATGACGAGGAAGTAAAGAACAACGATAAGACAAATGATGAACAACAGACCGCATACGATAAAGCGAAGGACATACTGCAAGCATATATTGATTATCAGCAACATCAAATGTTTCTACTTGAAGATACCCGTCAACAGGATGTCATCGATTTACAGAATTCTATTGACCAACAGAATAATATTCTTTCAAAAGATAAGACAACCCTTCAAAAAGAATACAAGGAATTGAATTCAATTGAACGTTCATACTATGAGGCTCTGGTCACTCTGAGTAAAGACCCGGAGACCGCAGAAGCATATAAAAAACTTTTAGGCTTCGATATGATAGATGAAGCGAAATCAAAATATCAGGACTACTTAGATTTTCTCGCAACAAACAATGCGGGTAATTACACGGTTGGAACAAATCCAATACCAAATCAAACGTTAGTTCCAAAGACGCAGACCGGAGGTTTTGTTCCTATTCAGTTTAAAGAACTACTTGGGCAATACGCAAATGGAACCGACTACGTTCCTGAGACCGGACCTTATCTCTTACATCGTGGGGAAAGTGTTCGGCCAGCCGGTGAGATTAGAAATAGTGTCATTGTGAATATCAATAATCCGCAAGTGAATAGTCAACAAGATGTTTCAAAACTTGCTGAGACTTTAAAGAACGTTCTCCGGGCAAACCTCGTGGATGATAAGACCGGAAAATCGAAGCACAGGTTAGCATGAGAAACGCAGAAGTTCACCAGACATTGACCCCGGCAGTTCCGTTCTACGAGGCGATGTCTCCAACGATTGCATCCCCGCCACTTACGGCAACCATTTGGACAGATGTATCTTTTAATAATCTCGAGTGGTGCACGTCTGATTTCATTCAGAATGTTAACGATGGTTCCGTAAAAGTCGTCACATCTGGATTGTATCTTGTAGAATATGATATTGCCATACGATATGCGGCAAATCCAGATTCCGCAGTAATTGAATCACGATTCAAGATAAATGGAAATGCTATGGAACGTTGCATGGCTATCATGTCAATCTATTCAACTGGAAGTGTAAACGAATACGGTTATCTTCATCTTGCAAAAGTTCTTTATCTCAAAGCCGGAGATGTCATACTTCCACAAATCCGTTCTTCGAAGACGGGGGCAATAATTTATCTTGACCCAAACAACGGTATATATTACGGTAGATTTGCAATTTCATTCATCCCAACGGGCGGATGGAACAATGGCTTTGGCGGAAAAATAATTAATATGGGGATAAGACGATGAGCAACGACTTGCCTTACTACGAAACCTTCTACGGAATATATATCGGACATTGGATGTGGTCATACGGGGGCGCAGGTGGAATAGTAGATAGTCACTATACACTTGTGAAGGAATATATTAATGACGGATGTTATACGGAGGATTTAACGGCTTGCTCAAGTGGAAGTTCAACTTTCGTTTTATTTTATCCTCATTTCATTAAAAAACAATTCTATATTCAAGGTGTTGCAGAAGGACAATTTACCGTTGCCTGTATGGGCGACAATGAGACATTCAACACCTATATGGTCAGATTAATGAAAATAGATTCCACTGGAAACACAACGGAAATAGGAACAACTGGTTACATAGATATGGCATCTTACGCATTAAATTGGGATTCAACATTGAATGTTGGTGACGAACTTGTAGTTCCATTTTATATCACAATATCGAATGAAGTTCCCATGTATGATTTAGAGAGACTTTACTTAGAAATAACGGTGAATGCAACAGATGTCTACATGGTTCTCTATCATTCAAATAACCAAACATGGGAAGACATAAAGATAAGTATTCCATTCAGAGGAATCTAATGTCAGGTCCAACTGTAAGTTGTATTTCATTATTGTTCTCTGGAACGATGCCTCCGCATTCTATTCAATTAATTCCAGTGTCGCAATCTGGAGCGCCTCTTTGTCCAATTGAAGAATGGGAATCAAGTGATGGCAATCCCGCAGACGATTATTCTATGATTGCGGAATTTATAAAAGATGACGATACTACATATATATTTACAACCAATGACAGAACTGATGCGGAGGCAAGAAGTTTTTTTTCAACGATAGCGCCTATGATTCCTGCGGGTGCTGTAATAGATAAACTAAAATTTTCAGCATATTATAAATATCATCTTTATTGGGATAGGATAGCCATCGATTACGATTTAATGAGTCAGGCTTCCGTTATAGGATATTTACCAACAAACGGTATAATATATGTCAATGATTTACCTTGCACGTTGGGTTGCCCCGAAGATGGATATTTAAAATTAATTGTTTCTATGGATGGATGCACCAATAATTATTCTTCTCCATCAGAATTATTAAAGATTTCTCAATGGGGTCATTACGTTCCAGCACAAAATCCAAATGAATCAGGGTATTGGTATCTATTGAATCCCTATCGTGGTTTTGCCTGGGATATGGCAACTAATCCGGCGACAGGTTTGCCTTGGACACTGGGAAATCTCAATACTATTCAATTTGGATTGGGCGGAAAAACAGGTTCAGACGATAATTATTTTAGCACTCCTATGGGTCAGTATTACGGTGAACCGGCACACGAAGAATGGTTTTGGGAAAGCGATGTCGCGGTAACAAGTTGGTCAAAAGCCGGTGGACCATTTGCCAATTATTATGATTATTTAGTAGATAATGAAGATGTAAATTATATTTACACGTCTACTTTACATGTTCCGTGTTCATTTGCAATTGATTCCGCAGATTATAGCATGTATGCCGCATGGAAAAACAGTGAACCTCAAGCATTGACAGTTAACGCTTGGGTTGCCGCAGATTGGCTTGATAACACGATGAAATGCAGACTTATCTGTATTCACGATGGAACAAAATATTATTTGAACAATGAAGTGGTCATAACAGGTAGTCCTGGAGCCGCATACCAACTAATAAGTGTTGCTTTAACAACGAAACCTTGGGGTGGATTTTTTACCAGTTGGACCGACATAGACCCGGCACATACATCCTTCGGAGTTGAACACACGTCAACAGGTCACGCCGGGGCTAATATGTATCTCACTAAATTATCCATCGATTCAGTCCTCATTAAATCAGATACAAGTGAACTACGTGTCACGCAAGCATTCTTAGAATTATTTTATCATTTGGCTAGTCCTTCCGCTTGTAAACTTCCTCAACCAGAGACATTAAATATCAACCAATCATTTGACACGAATGCAATAAATTTCGACTCGGGAACACGAGAGGTTTATGGTCTCGGAAGAAACGGTAAAACATTGTCTATCTCAGGAACGATGTGGGATGGATGCACAAACGGTTCAGATACTTGTGAAACAATAATAACGTGCATTCGGACACTCGCAAAAAGGCAACAAAAGATAACTCTTAGTGGACTCTATTACACCGATTATAATACTGATTATAATATCCTTCGGTTCTCCTGGGTTCAAACGTCACGTTATCCAAATGTTTATGAGTGGTCTCTGGACCTGGAGTTCTGTGATTAACTATGACGTGGGCAAATGCAAATTATGCTTATAAAAAATCCGTCACGGTTGATAAATCAAAAGTAAAGGAGAATATCACAGATTTCCCAATGATGGTCCACATAACAGACGGAAATCTTGCGGATGCGGCACACGGAGGGCATTGCTGTCGTAGTGACGGATATGATATTATTTTTTATGATACAGACGATTCAACACAACTATCTCACGAATTAGTTTATTATAATCCGAATACTGGTGAACTTTATGCGTATGTAAAATGCACGTTGGCAACGGCGGCAAATAAAGTAATTTATATGTATTATGGTTATGCGTCTGAATCGAATCAAACAACAACGGCGACATGGAATTCAGATTATGCCGCCGTATATCATATGAAAGACTATGATACTTCCCATGTCCATGATAGCACAGTAAATGCAAACACTATGACAAAGGTTTCGGCAAATAAACCTATTGAAGCCGCAGGTGTCATAAGTAGATGTCAAAATTTTAATAGAGGAAATCCAGATTATATGGACGCAACAAATCGAATAGTATCAACAGGCTCTAAAACAATTTTTCTTTGGAAACAATATCATGTAAATAATACTTTTCAAACTCCTCTCAGTAATTCAAATTATGGTGATTCGTCAGATAACAACGGTATAACGGATTGTATCACCGGAACAAATAATATAGAACCAGATGTCGGTAATGGCGTAGATGCCGGACACTATTTCAATACTCCATCGCAAGCCTGTCCAGATTTTTCAAATTGGCATCATTATGCCTTAAGACAAAATGGTTCAACTGGTTTTTATCTTGATATAGACGGTGCTAACGTTAAATCAGATACTACTGCATCTGGAACAGAAGTTGCCGGTAGTAATGTTATGAGACTCGGACAAAGTTGGCACGTAGCAAAATATCCTTGGGATGGTCTTATTGAAGAAGTTGAATTTTTATCTGTCTATAAGACGGTTGATTATTGCACGACTGTTTATAATAATCAATATTCCCCTGGAACATTTATGAACTTTGGTGCAGAAGTCGCCGGAGCAACCGATTGGGCTAAGGCATTATCAGATACAATGACGTTAACTGACACAATAAAAACAGAGGCAGTATATTACCGGACGCTTTCAGATACAATGACGTTAACTGACACAATAAAAACAGAGGCAGTATATTACCGGACGCTTTCAGATACAATGACACTCACGGATTCAATACAAACAACTAGAGGATTATTTTATTCTCTTTCAGACACCATGTTGTTCAGTGATGTTTTATCAATATTAAAATATATACTACCGGCAGTATTCA